GCGATCGACACGAGGGAGCCCTGCCCCCGCATACCGAAATTCTGCGCGGCGGCGAGAAGGGCCGGGAACTCCCGCGCCATGTCGCGCAGCTCGAAGTTGCCGTCGCGACCGGCCTGGATCAGCGAAGCGAAGGCCTGCGGCATCTGCTCGGCCGTGATGCCGAATTGCTGGTGCGCCTGGAACGCCGTGCGGGCCAGGTCGTCCAGCGTCGCCGCGGTGCCGGTGGCCACGCGCGAGATGGTGGGCAGGAGACCCTCGATCATGCTCGGGTTCAAACCGGCGGAACCGAGCACGCCCGCTGCCTGGGCGATGTCGCGGCTGCGCTGCCCCGTCTCCCGCGCCAGGCGTTCATAGGCCGCGCGGGTGCGCTGGATCATCGCCTCCACCGCCGCGCCCGTCTGGCCGGCGGTGATGGCGTTCTGGCGCAGCGTGTCCTCGAAGGCCGCGGCCTGCTGCATCGGGCCGAGCAGCGACAGGCCGCCGACCACCGCCGCCGCGACCGAGATGCGGCGCAGCGCGTTGCGGATGCGATCCAGCCGCCCCGGCACGCGATCCAGGCCTGGGCTGGCGCGGTCGCTCAGGGAGAGAACGAGCCGCGCGCGAAGATCCCGGCCTGTCGCCACCTACTCCTCCTTCGAGTGAGCCCGCTTCATCAGTTGGGCGGCCGCCCCGTGCCAGAACTGCGCCGCATCGGGCGTCAGTGCATCGAGCTCGGCGAGCGGGCAGCCATGGTGGTGCCCGATCGCCGAGAGGATCAGCGGCCAATCCTCCGGCCACTGCTGATAAAACCCGCCGCCACCTCCAGCACCGCCGTCGCGTCATCCGCATCCATGCGGTCGAAGAGCAGGTCGAACTTCAGCGACTGCCAACCGGCGGAGATCGCGGCAGCGGCGATCGCGGCATTCGCACCGGCCTGCGTCACCTGGCGCATGTCCTTGCCGGACAGACGGCGCATCGTCAGCGTCTCGATCGTCTCCGTCCGCTCGGCGCCGCCCTTCCGATACTGGATCTCGACGGGATGACGCAGCGTGAAGAGCACGCTGCCATCCGCCTGGCGCTTCGCCTGCGGCGGCAGCTGTTCGCCGGCCTCGGCCGCGTCCAGGTCCACCAGGTCGGAGGCCGGCGCGGTGCCGGTCTCCGCCGCGTCGAGATCGACCAGGCCGTCGCTCGCGATGTCAGCCATTGAGCACTTCCTCAGGTTCGCCGGCGGCCCATTTCAGCTCGATCTTGCCGCCCTCGCCGCCGGTGATCTCGGGTCGGTCGCCTTCCAGGAAGGCATCGCTGAAGATGTAGGTCTGGCCACTGTCGCAGAGCACCTGCAGCTCGCCCTCACCGGTGCTGTAGAGCGCCTTGAAGGACTGCCCCTTCGCCAGCCAGGTGGTGGCGGTGACCTCGCTCGGCTGGAATTCGTTGGCATGGCCGACGCGCCGCCCGGCCGTGACGACGTTCTGCTTCATCCCGCCGATGCGCAGCTTCGCGCCCTTCTCGACGGGGATCTTCTGGCCCTTCCAGACGATGTCGATGATGCCCAGCGTCTGCATGGCTTAGACCTCGAACTGCAGGTTGGCGGCGAACACCATGAAGTTGCCGAGCACCCGCACGTTCTGGTTGGCGTTCACGCGTTTGCGGTCGGACCCGTCGCGCACGAAGACGCTCTCGGCCACGGTGCGGGCGATGTCCTCGATCCAGCCCTGGCGCTCATACAGGGCGCAGCGCGATGCCCAGCTGCCATGCAGGATCCGCGGTGTGACGACGGCGTCCGAGAATTCGGCCGCCGGCGACCCGTCATCGGCCAGCTTGTGCCGCGGGTAATTCAGGCTGAGGTAGCTCCCCCAATCGTGGCGGATGCGCGACAGCGTCCGCGGCGTGGTGATGTCCAGCCAGGCCGTGTCGGCGATGCCGAGGGCGCTCACCTGGTAGGTCGTGACCACCCGCTGCAGCGTGACCGTGCCGTCCGCGCCGACATCCCAGGTCGAGATGCCGTCGCGCAGCAGCAGATCCTGCTCACTGCCCGTGAAGCGGTCCGGGCCGGCCGGGCCGACGATGCCGGGCAGCGGCAGGGTGCGCAGCTGCCGGGCGGGATCGCTGGTCAGGTAGAAGCAAGCGACGCCGCAGAGTGAGGCGGCCCACTGCCAGGGCATGGACCCGGCGGCGTTGGCGCCGATGATCGTGCAGTGAGGGCTGTTGCGCGCGGCGCCGGCCGAGGACAGCGTCCCGAAGCTGCCGTTCAGCGCGGCGTATCCATGCGCGTCGCGCTTCCCCATGGCCGCGTAGCGGGCCAGCAGGGACGCTTCCAGCTTGCCCTGGCTGGTCGCATCGGCCCAGGCCGCCGCGATGTCGGTGAACCAATCGGCCGCGACGGCCGCGAGCGCGGTGTCGAGATCCGGCACGCCGGCGCCGGACGCCATCGCCGCCACGGTCAGCGTCAGGCCGGCCGGGGTGAAGTCGTCGCTGGCGGGGTTCGCGCGGATGCGGATGTCGTTGCCCAGCGCGCCCGCGTGCTTCGCGGTCAGCAGGACCGCGCCCGTGGTGCCGCCCGCCGTCACCGGCAGGTGGGTCGCCGCATTGATCGCGTTCCGCATGGCGGTCGCGACATTCGCCGCGGTGGCGCCGGCAGCGACCGGGACGGCGATGCGCCAGGGTCCGATGCCGAGCGCCAGCATGCCGGCGCCGGTGGCGGTGCCGGCGATCGTCTGCGTCGCCGAAGCGGCCACCGCACCGCCGGCATCCGCCAGCGCCATGACGGACAGGTCCGAGGTGCGGTTCGCATCCAGGAACGCCTCGCCCATCTGCGCGGCGACGGAGCCGGCACCGAACAACACCGCCAGCTGGTCCCGTCGCGTGATGCGGTAGGGCGTGGCGGCGGCGGCGGTGCCGGCGCTCAGCTTCTGGCCGATCAGCAGCGCGCGCGCGGGATAGCCCAGCACGCCGGCATTCGAGTAGTTCGGCTTGACCTCGACATAGGCGCCCGGCGTCCGCCAGTCGGCCGGGATCTGATCGAAGGAGATCGTCTGCGGCATCAGGCGCGGCCCTTCTTGTCGGTGCGGCTGGGCGCCGCGTCATCGGTCACGGCGACCAGGTCGCCATCGGCCAGGCGGCGGCGGACGAAGAGATCCACCGCAACTTCCCTCCCCTCGGTCGGGATGGGCTGCGCCTCTCCCGGCAGGCGCACGCGGCGGCCTTCGGCCGGGCGGACGGTCAGGCGTTCGGTCACGCTCAGCTCCTCACCTGATAGACATCGTCGGCTGCGGGCACGTTGCCGGGCAGCGGCGGGTCGAAATTCCAGGTCACGCCGGCGCGCAGGAATTCGCCCACGTCGCTGGCCGAGATCCCGGCATCCAGGCCGAACGGCAGGTCCAGCGAGATCCCGGCGACGGCCGCAGCCTCGTCATCCCAGTTGTCGGCGGAGAGATTGCCGACCTCGGTGATGGTCACGGCCCCGATGCCGTCCAGCGTGCAGCCGCCCAGCGCGAAGGCCGCGACCTGCGTCATGCCGAACAGGCCAGGCCCCGTCGCGGCGCCGGTCGCGCGCGTCTCCGGCGCGTGCTCGTTCCGCGTGGCCAGGAAGACGGTCCACTGCGACCGGCCGCGGAAGATCCGGGCGTTGCCAGCCTCCGGCGCGATGCCGCGCCAGCATAGGCCGATGAACGGGGTGCGGCGCAGCAGGCGCTGCCAGCCCTTCGGCGTCACGCGCGCCGGCACGTCGGCGCGGGCGAAGTGGCTGGCCGGGAAGAACATGCCGAGGCGCGACCAGAGCGCAGCGCGCGCGTCGATCAGCGGCCCGTTGTCGATCAGGGGCGAGGCGACGGGTTCCATCACCAGCCCTGCATCGATGTGTCGGAGAAGGCGCGCTCGCGGTCCTGGACGCGCGCACCGGCGCCGGCCCCGCCTGCAAGCGGCACGCCGGCGAGCTGCGCCGTCCCAGCCGCCAGCAGCTCCAGCCAGGCGAGGATCTCCTTCCGGGCGAGCCGCATCTGTTCCGTGGGCTCTTTCTGCTCGCCATGCGCCAGGTCGTAGCGGGCCAGGGTGCAGGTCGCGCGGACGATCTCGGCCGGGATGGGCGCGACGAGCGGCACCGCGTAGCGACGGCGCAGATAGCTGTCGATCAGCGCCGTGTTCTCCGCCAGCGCCACCTCGATCCGCGCGGCATTCGCCGGCAGGTCGAGCTCGCCGGGCGCGGCGGTGAGGTGGATCATCTCCTCCTCCCCGAAGCGCGCGGTCATGTCGGCG